ACAAAGTTTAAGTTGTTTTCTTTAGCTAGCTCAACAATGGTAGATGTTTTACCAATTCCTGATTCTCCTAATACTTCTACTGATACAGATTGTTTACCTTGTGCTTGTAAAAATCTATTGTTTGTAATAATGTGATTTACAAACCCTTTTAATTCTGTTACATTTAAATTTACTTGTGCCATCTTTGTTTTTATTAATTTAATTTTATTACTTTTCCTGGTAATTCTTCATTCATAGTAGATATACTACTCAATACCCATAAGGCATTGTTTGGACATCCTGATGGAGCATATGCTTCACCATCTGTTAAATATATTAGTGCTGTATAACACTTCTTTTCATTATAATGGTCAATTACAGGTTGGAAACTTGTTCCACCTCTACCATGTATAGCCCAATCTTTTTTTGGATTAAACTCTTCTACAGAATTAAGTCTTGTATCACATTGAGCTACTGTAATCTTATGACCAGTTTTACTCATATGATGTAATTCATTGTAAAACTCTTTAAGCTCTTCTGTATTTACAGATCCAGATGTGTCAATACCAACAAGAATGTGATTTTTAAATTTAATCTTCAATCCTGGGTTTTCTGCATATCTTTTATTGTATTTACGTCTCAGCTTTTTAGTATACACTACAGATGAGTTTCCAACAAATCTTCTTAAGTAAGCTTTCCAATCAAATTTAGCTGGCTCAACATGAAATAACTTTGCAATTAATTCACTTAACTCACCAGGTACATTTCCTTGTTTCTTTACAGTTTGTTCTGCAGCTTCTTTTAACTGATGGTCTATTTGTTTTTGAACAAGTTTTTTATCAGCTTCAGGTAACTCATCAAATTCTTTCCACGTACTGTGGCAATACTCTGATTCACCATCCATTTGATCTATTAATGAATCTAATGAAGGAGATGTTCCATCTTGTTTAGCTTGTTCCAACAAATTGTAATAGACTTTAGTCCCTGCTTTTGTAGGAAGATTTAATTCAGGAAAACTACTTAGTAATAATCCACCGTCTGGTAGCATGTTTGAACTAATATATTGATTGATCTCTAGATCTGCAGCTATATTAAATAACTTGTGATCAGAATAAAGATCTCTCATCAATAGATGTCCAAATGCTATATGTAATAATTCATGCTTAATCAATCCAACTCTATGTAATTCACTTAGTTCAGTGAAGAAATTAGGGTTAATTGTTAACTGCATACCAATTCCGTGTTTACTTACACCTGCTGTAGGTATACGTTCACTGAATTGTTTATTTATACCAATTAAAAAAAGCCCGTAAAAGGGCTCATCTAAAATTAAAGTCTTGGTGGTTCTTGCAACACCATCTTGTATATTTATCATTTTTGTGGGTATAATATTTTTAATAATATTTTTTTGTAAACAACATAATCTCCAAATTCTTTTATTGTAGAGTTAATGTTTTTACTAACTAATTCTTCTGGTAAATAACCTTTATCAATAGCTCTTAAAAAACGTGTTCTTTTATCAAACAACAATGATTTAGTAAATAATAAATCTAATATATCTCTGTCATCAAAATCTAAGTTTTTGTAGTTTTCAAAAGCTAATTCAAAGTCTTCACCAAGACCCATAAACATTTCACGTAATGAAAAAAATTCTTTAATTGTTATCCTTGCCATCTGGTAAAATTTCTATAATTACTCCAGGGTTAACTTTGTCATATTTGTACTCTACAAATACAGGCAGTATACAATCTGCATTATCATCTTCAATCCAACCAAATGTAACCATATCATCTTGCACTGTTTGTGCGGGATTAATATAATCAAACTTGTGTTTGCTGCCTCTGATAAATGTAAACTGGATACTTACGGGTTGTTGATGTTTGGCCAACTCAGCTTTAAACTCTTCTGCATACAATGCATAATAATCTTTAGCTACTTTTCTATAATTTACAACAGTTTTACTTGCTATAAAATACTTGCCGGTCCATCTTCTACCATTTTTACTACTTGGGACTGAGCCCGGTATGAACCATTTCATTTTTTATCTGTTTAAAATTTCTTTAAGTAAAGGTTTTAATGTTTGATGTACTATATCAAAACCATGTTCACGCATAGAGTCACTAATATCTTTAGATAAAGGTAAAGCAAAGCCATCTAGATTGTATAAGGTTTTATACTTATCAATTGCTAGATTACCTGCAGTATCATTATCAAAGAATGTGACTATCTTCTTATATTTCTTTTTTAGGTGCTCAATAACATGGGGTTTTATGATTGTATTCTCACTGTCTGGTGCTAATACTTCAATGTTATAACCAATACTTTTAAGGCATAAGGCATCTTTTAATGATGAACAAATTACTAAATAAGGTTGATTGTAAGTTAATTGATCAAATCCCTGAAGGTATGGTTTTACTTTATGAAATTTGTGTTTACTTGATGGTTGATATATTTTATACAACTCATCATTTTTATCAAAATATCCATATATAGAATGACCTTCAATCTTTAACTTCTTAACTTCACCATCTTCTTCTTTAATTAAATTGTAATACTCAATAGGTTTTACATTATATTCTTTCAATAAATTTGAACCAATTCTAAAGCTTAACCAATATCTACCATCATTTTCAGTCCATTGTCTTGTATTAACAAAATCAATTTCCCATTTTGCTTGAGGTTTAAAAGATACTTGTTCAAAATCAGTTGTTTTAACATAAGAGTTGTAATCTTCTACTATTTTTCTAACAGCATCTCTATATTCTAAGTCAAACATGAGTTTAACTAAGTCTATTTTATTACCATTTTTACCAGTTGAAAAGTCCTTAAACTTATACATACCTATAGATTTATCTACATATATGCAAAAGCTAGGAGTTTTGTCATTAGGATTAAAGATTGATTTAATCTTTACATCCTGACCTGTCAAGGGTTCTGATAAGTTTAAATAATATTGAAACACCCAATAGCTTGGAACATCTGTTTCTTCTAGTACTAAATTTTTTGTGTTAAACATATTAAGAATATAAATAAAAATGGGACTGACATATCTCAGTCAGCCCCATAGTTAAGTTAGTTATTATAAATCAAAATCATCACCAGAAGCAGCAGAACTAGGTTCAAACTGACTTGTTGTAGGTGAATTTTTCTTCTCTATTTTTCTTAAGTGATTTGGATTGTTAGCATCAAAAATCAATAATTTAGATTTTTCAACACCTAATGCTTCCACAGGTACACCTTCTTTACTAATTTTAGGTAAATATAAATCATTGTTTACATAACCTTCAGTATTTTCCCACTCACGTGCACCAAGACACATATTTACATATGTTGGACCTGATAATAACTTATCACATTTCAACATCCAATCTTCAATTGTGCTAGCTTGAATAGCATCTAATCCAGCTCTTTTATCTAAAGCTTCAGCTAAAAATATCATTGCTTTCATAACTTCAGTATCTCTACTGATTTCTTTTCCACTTGGTAATGTAGTGTCTTTATATGGATACGGTGAATATCTAACTCTTCCCACTTGGCCTTCATAACGAGCACCATCTGGTTTGTTCATATCCTTTAAAAATCCTTGAAAATCTCCTGTTACAGGTTCTGTTTCTACATGCAACATAATGTTGTATGCATTTGCATCATAAGGAGTTTTATCAAAACTAATTGAATTGATTTTTACTTTGTGATTCCCTGTTCCAACTACTGGTTTCTCTTTGCCTGAAGCGGCTGACATGTCTTTAGTACTTAACATAATTGCTTTTTTTTAATTAATTGATTTTTGTTTATTATTCTTCATATTTCTTGATGCAATCTTTTACAAATTGCAGGTTGTTTGGGATGAAGTTTTCCTCAAACATTCCTTGGGGTGATTTACATGTGTTCTCTCCGCTGTTTTGTGTTTCAAAACCATAGATAAGTTCACCATCATCATTTTTGCTAACTTTGCCAAATAAAACAATTGAAAATAGGCCTTCCAAAGTTAATGCATTATCAATCATTTTACCAATTGTTTTTGCCTTAATTTTTCTATTCCCATTAATATCAGTTGCATCTTCTGAGTGAGTCAAAAAGAATACAGTTAGATCATCTCTCAAATCTTTAGGTAGTTTAGCTACCTGAGCTAAGTTTGCTGCAATTTGAGTAAATTTCTCATAACCTTTTTCATTTGCTCTATCAAAATATTCAAAAGAACTCATATACTGCCAGTCATCTACAACCAAAGTCTTGATGTGTGGCATTTTTTCATTAACATGTAAAATAGCTTTAATCACTCCTGCTGCAGAAGATGATGATGCTAAATTACCTTTTGGGTTGTCTTTTGAAATTGCTGCATACATTCCTTTCCAACCTTTAAAAGGTAGTGGTTTGTTTGCAATGTTGATTACAAAAGTTTCATCAGGATTTAGATGTCTGATTGATGTTGATTTGCCTGTCCCTGAGTCAGCAATGATTAATACACTTTGTGCCATATTTATTTGTTTTTATTAAGGATACTATTTAATGTTAATTGAATTGACTTAAGTGTCTTATTGATTTCAACTAAAGCTTCAACTAAACCTGGTGCTTCTTTCTTATCTGGATCTGGTAGATCTGGATTTGCAAAGTCATGGATTAATTTACCTCTACTTGTTACATCATTTATGATCTTTAATTCATTAACCGGGATTATGTGTCTGATAAATCCAGTGCTTGATTCAATTAATTCATACTCTTCTTTCCAATGAGGATTGTGTTTATGAAGATACAATGTTCTTTTTGGGTCTTCTGTATCATAATTTATACTTACAAATTCAGTATAGATATCTTCATTCTTTTCAAATTCACTTGGGAAGAAACTAACATATAGTTCATCTTTTCCAGTTGGCCTGTAAGCCATCTTAGGGATATATAATGCATTGATTATTCCATTAGTTTGGAAGTAATCTTCATGCTCTTCTCTTAAAGCATTTACCTTGGTTTTACGTTCATCCGGTGTTATTGCCATTTCTTTTGTTTTATTTAAATTTTTAGTACTTATCATTATTTTCTTAATGGTTTAATGGGTAATTCTATGTTTTCTAAAATCCAATTGTTATTCTCTAAATACTTATCAATTATAAAATCAAGCATTGTTAAATCATCAATCTGGCAACTAGAAATCTTTTTAACTAAGCCTTCAAGTCTAGATATTATGTTATGAATTAAAGCTGTATCAGCATTGTAAATATTCATGAACTGTTTATCTATTTGTTTTATTAAAGTTTTTTCAAGTCTTTTTGCATCAACTTTAAGTCTTGTGTCATAAAAGGGTGTTCCTTCTAATTCATCATTGGCCTCAAGTAATAACTGAGATAAAATAAGACTCTTTACATATGTTCTTGCATGATCTTTCATATTATCTTCTTTCTTGAACTGCTGGTGTAGGCATTTCTTCTATTTGCATTGATTCAAACTTAGCTTTAAAGAAACTCATTCTAGTATCACCATTCCTTGCTTTAAGAAAATGTAGTACTATGGTTTTGTCATCTTCAATGATATATCTATCCGGGCCATAAAATCTAATTTTTTGCTTTGCAGGTCTGTTAATACCAATTAAAGTATCAGCATGTTGTAGCATTGCATCTGAACCAAATATGTCTGACTCAAGAATGTAGTTACCATACTTACCGTCTATTGCTCTTTCAGGATTATCAATATTTCTGTTAAGCTGTGATAAAGCAATAAATAAACAAGGATAGTCACGTTTACATTGAGTAAAGAACTCACCCAATTCAAATAACATATCTAATGTATTGTTTTGGTATGGTGCTCTTTTGACCAACATAGTGTGATCCAAAGTAATTATTGTTTTTGTTCCTTTATGTTGATTCATGTACATATCAATTTGCTCACGCATTTGATTTACAGTCATAGGGGTACTAACAATATCTACTGGATGTTTGACTCTTTCTTTAGCATATTGATGACAAGTATTAAGTACATCAGCAGTAACTAAACTTCCTGCACTACATAACTCTTTATAAGTTTTGCCAGTGACTGATGAAAATTCTCTAATTGCTGAGGTTCTACCAACCATTTCATACTGAAACTCTAATACTCTAAATGAATCATTAGGATTCAATGCAAAAGATTCTCTTATGATCTGATCTTTAATTAATGTTTTACCTGAACCAGGTCTTCCACCAATAACCGTTAATGTATTCCACTCTAAACCATCAGTTGTAGCATCATTGAATTTTGGCCATGGTGTATATATAGACTTCTCCTCACCGGTTTGTCTTTTGTACATGTATTTTAATGCTTCATTAAAGGCAGCATATTGACCTATCCATGATTCTGTTGGTTTACTCATTTTCTATGATATTTATTACATCTTGAACATTCTGTATACTTGCATTACATGATTTTTCATCAGGTTCCCAAGCACCATCTCTTAACATTATAAAATCTTCCATAATAAGATTTAATTTATCAAGAGCTTCATTTACTTTTTCTACTGTCATATTACGTTTTCTTTAAAGTGTTTAGCTTCTGTTTCTATACCATCTCTAATCATGTCACAGTAATCTGCTAGTGTAGATGATTTTACTTTGTGCTTATCTTGTTTGCATATAAAGTACTGACTAGTTTGCATATACATGTATTGTGCATCCCGGTATTCATTTACATACATTCTAGTAGCTTTTATGATTTGTTCCCAAGTATAATCATATGTTTCAAATAACCATCTGAATGATTCAGATAACATTTTCACATTAACCCTGGCTGGTTTGCCACTGGGAAGTTTTATATTAGGAAACACTTCTCTATAGATATTTATCTTATCAACAAAGTCTTGACCCATTAACTGAGCATCTGTTTTCTTCTTTGCTTTTGTAAAATAATTATCTAAATGTACTATTAAGCTTTTAGCTTCAGCACTCATTGTATATTTACCATTTTCCAAGACTAAATAGCCCAATCTTTCTAGGGCTAATTTATCATCATTTGTGACTTGAGGCAAAGATACTCCTTGCTTTATTCCAAATAATAATAGTACTTGATTTGGTGTTAAATTGTTTTTCAGCATTATCTGAAATAGTTCCCACATATTCTTTGGTTTTTATTATAAGTGATTGATAATCAGATACGTGATTAAAAAGGTGAACAACAAAAATAAACAAAATTTACCAAATAATCAAAGGTTTATCTTGTTTTTTTAGTTCTAAATTTACTTTATTAAACACATCATTATGGTCCCATTCTCCACCTTTATATGCAGCTGATGCTGGGTGTGAACATTTAAGTATTTTACAATCAGGTAGTAATGTTTCCCACTCTTCAGCTTTTTTACCCATCAACACAAATACTGTATTTTTTTTGTGTTTGTTGATATTACCAAATATGTAATTTGTAAATGGTTTCCACAAATTATAGTGTGAACCAATCTTATTAACTTCAACAGTGAATGCTGTATTAATGAGTAATACACCTTGATTGGCCCAAATTCTTAGATCTGTATGATCTGTACCTATAGCTTTATTAATATACTGTAAAGACTTTTCAGCTTTACCTTTTTTTGAGCAACTAAATGCTAAACCATCTGCTGAACCCAATTGAGGATAAGGATCTTGTCCTACTATGACAACTTTAAGGTTATCATATGTGCACTCTTTGAATGCATTAAATACATCTTTGAATGGCGGAGTAAATCTTAAACCATTAGTCACAGCGGTTTCTAAAAAGCTGAATACATCATCAAATGATTTGCTATCTACAAAAGGATTAAGTATTGCATCCCACCCTGATGTTTCTGAATCAGATTTTATCTGGTTTTTAAATTTATTTATATTTGGTTCCATTTTTATTATTTTATATTGTATATTTGTCAATAAATACATTTTAATATGAGTGAAGAAAAAACCTTGCAAACAGTTGATACTTATGATTTTAATGATACCATTAAAGGTATTGAACTATCAACAGCCTACATTCCGGGTCTTCAGAGAATTTTAACTGATAAATTATTAAATTTTTCAGAAGGTGGTGCTAAATTACCTGACATGTTTAAAAAATTTGAGCAAAGTATTGATAAAAATGAAGAAGAAAAAGTTAATTTACAACTTACTGTAGAAGAAGCTGATATTTATACTTTATTTTCTCTTACA